CCTCTTCAAAACCTAAAAACGCTTTTGGAACACGAAGTGCCGTCAATAATTTCTTTTGAATATATTCAATATCAGCAATCTCAGATAGGTTCTGAGCACCAGGAAGGGTGTCTATCGGATTTGGTGCGTTAGGGTCTCTAACAGGTATAAAATAATCTTGGTCAACTGCCATTTGGTTATAACGTAAATCCACATTTCCATTTTGTGGGTCAGCAATTTGGTCACGTTTAAACTTATTGGCTACTCTTTGAACATACGGTTCAACATCTTTATCATCCATATTACCAACAAACACTTTGAATACTCTTCTTTCAGGTGCTCTTGATGTTCTATATATTAACATCGCATCTTCAGAAAGAATAAGTTGTTTCCAAATTCTTCTGGCTTTTTCCAACATAGAAGTTCCATAAGGAAGTTTACGGTCATCACCCAATAATCTAAAGTGAGCAATTTCCCACGTGTTAAATACCATATCCTTATTTTGCCATAAGAATTTAAGTGAATCGTTATCTGTTTCTGTTGAATTTCTTTCGGGTTTAATCTTCATACCCCTTTCTTGACGGGTAATCTCGATGTTAGGTAATTGCTGAGCACCCATCACACCTTTTTCGGGGTCTAATTTTAAATACACAAAATTATCCCCATATTTACAAGTATTTCTTGTCCACATAGGAAGATTAGTAGAGATGTCAAGTCGATTGTTAAATAAGTCACCAAGAACTGATTTAATTCGCTTACTTTCTGAGTAAATTTGTAATATATATCCATCTTCATTTGTTGTTGTCGATTCTTCCGCATAGATATCTAAAGCTGCAGAAATTTCAGGAGTATACTCCATACTTTCATAATCATAAAAAGAAGCTAATCTTGTTGGTTCATAATAAACCGCTTGAGTATAAAGATTATTTTCTATTTTCTGCCATTGCTGACCAAGATATAAAGTTTGTTGAGCCTGTAACTTTTCTTTTTCGTATTCTTGTTTGTTAGGAGTTTTAAGTAATTCCTTTTTATCAAACTTAAATACAGGGGCTTGTTGGTCCAATGTTGAATCAGGACCAAAAACTTTAGTAAGTCTTTGCCATATAGTGTAATTTTCTGCCATTATCTTTTATTCATAAATACTAACTAAATTTAAATTAAACTAAATAATTAAAATTTACCAAATAACCACGAATGATTTTTATAATCATCTTTTGTTGCATTCCTATTCATTCTGTTTTGGTTTATTCCGCCTGGCATTACAGGAATATTTGGGTTAAATTCGTTAGATGTGTTTTTTACCGGTGTTTCATTAACCATCCAACTCTCCATCATTGCTTTTGTTTGTTCAGTAACCTTTTCTAACTGTGTAAATGAATTTTCACCTACGTATATTGCCATAGCAATTGCCATAATAAGGTCATCGTGTTGACCCTTTTGGTGGTCAGGTCTACCATTGATATAAACAAATGTATTTAATTCATTTAAAAGTCTTGAAGAGCGTATCGCAAAGTTATGTCTCAATGATTCTTCAAACGATGCAACTATTTGAACACGTTTACTGTTAAAATTTAAACCAGGAATCTTTTCATTTACTTTAGGGTTATATTTCCATTTATCTGCCGAGTTAACACCTTCAACATATAGGTTTTTATAACCCATTTCTTGTAGTTTACGTGATGTGGAAACACCCATACCACCGGTAATATCAATAACGATAAAAGCACTATACATTGTCGCCCATTTAAATGCAATTTCGGCAACAACATCAGGTGGAACTTTACCTAAGTATTCTAACACCTGTTCTCTCTCGTCAAAATCAATAATAGTAAATGTCGTAAAATCCTCACTATCACCACGAGAAACGTCAATACCCATAATATATTTATGTCCTTCAATAGGTTCTTTCCATTGCCATAATGCACCTCCCATAAATTTATTCTCAGGGTTTCTTATGAATTTTTCTTTAATAACTTCTATAGTTTCATTCGGAATAACGTTATCACCAGACCCAAGAAAATTACATTCTAGTTCCTGCGCAATTTTTCTCCTATCAAATTTAAGTTTTTTAGCCATACCTTCGAACCACGAAGAATACGCTTTGTATCCGTCTAATAATTTTTCTTTAATTTCCTTAAAGTTCCTTTCACGGGGATTAATATGTGAATAATCTATAATTATTTCATCATCATTATAATCCTCACGGTTCAACATATAATGAACTATGTCTTTACATTTAATAAGTTTAAAATCTTTAGCATAACGAGGGTCACGATACCAAAACATTTCAGTTATTTTGAAATCATTCATACCTCTTAAGGCTTGGTCATAAATTGTATAATATATTGGGTCAAATCCGTTAGGTGTTGAAATAACTATAACTTTACCACCTGTAGAAAGTGATGCCATACACGCAGACCAGAAATCATCATCAGCATCAATAAAGGCTGCCTCATCAAAAATAAGTATAGTTGGTGTATAACCACGTAAGGCATCTTTAGATGTTGCAACTGCTTTAACCTCACATCCATTTGATAGTTTAAAATGTCTTTGTGAATTTTTTTCAGCTGAGAATGTAATACCAAACCATGTTGGCCATTGGTCAACAAAAGACCTAACTTTATTAGCAAACTCCATAGATGTATCGAGTTTGTTTGCGATGATTAGAATCTTCTCAGGTTTTTTCTTAGATGCGGTAACTAATTTTTTAGAAGACCAAGCAGCGGTAACTGTTGATACACCCGCCTGACGATACTTTAAGGCAATATTTTCCTCATAAGTATCATAATCATTAATAAGATTAATTTGGTCAGGAAATAACTCTAAAGGAACGTATTGTGATTGAGTATTATCGTATGTTTGGAGATAGGTTTTTAATGCATAAGGAGTATCTTTTACACATTTGGCATATTCCAATAAAGCTTGTTCACGTGATAATCCCATCTATACATAATAATTCTATTTTATGATAAAGAAATACCTAAATCACCCAAGAAACCTGAAAGACCATCATTATCGTCCTCGTCATCATCATCAAATTGTGACATTGCATCTTCATAATCTTCAGTTTTCAATTCTTCAATGATTTCATCAACCATATTAGAGACAATCTTCTTTCCTTCATTTGAACCTGATAAAATCATCTTAGCAACCTCAAAAAACTCTTCAGTTGTAAGTGCTGAGAAACGAGAGAATAAATAATTTTGAATTTCTCTCATATCATCTTCATATAACTTATCAGGGTAAGCTTCAGTAAACTTTTCCCAAATAACAGGACCTAAACGTAAATCCCATATTTCATAAGGTAGAGTGTCAGTTTGACTCATTACCATTTCAGCAGATTTAGGGTCGTCAGGTAATCCTTGAGTTCCCATAACTTCATAAACACCTTTTACCAATTCGTGAACCAAAATAGGAAAGAATAATCCCTTAGCCCTAATTGTTGGTGGGTCAGTTGTTTCATCGACCTCTTCTTTACCTTCCATACCTTGTCCACTTTGTGCAGCACTCATAACCATTTGGTCAGGTAGAATCCAATACAATAAATCATTAATAGACATTAATACACCATAAAGATTTAATAATTCAGGATTAATTCTATTCAATTGTTCTTCAACTAAGTGGAACATATAATGTCCTTTTTTAGACGCTCCTTGAATTAATGAATTGATAAAACGTCTTTTAGCCTTTTCTAAATCAAACTTTTCAAAAGCAGCCATAAAGTTTTCTAAATCGTCTTCAGCCTCAGATGAAGAAACACCAAATTGTTCAACCACATCTTCATCTTCCAATTCCTCTGAACCTGTTTTCATACCTGACATATCAATTTGACCAGGCATTGAAGTTAATTCTACATCATATTGAAAAGCATCATCAGGAAGTGACATTTCCTGTTTTACTAAATCAACCGCCAATTGTTCCAAATAACCTTCGTTATTTGATTCGATTTGTTTCACCTTTTGAACTGCTTGCATCATCATCATTTGCAAGTTCATAAGTTGATTTTGGCTAACTTCTCGAACACCTGTGTATCTTTTTACTTTTTCAACAACATCCTTAAATCTTTTAGATGCAATGAGTTGCTCGAATGAATTATCAAATTCATCATCATCTTTACGAGGTAACGCAGGGTTATCAGACAATGGAGTCTCACCTTTTTCTAATTTTGACTGTATTCCTGGGTCCATTCTTTCAGGTCCGTCATACTCAATTTGTTCTTTTAATTTCTTATTCATCTCTAAATGTAATATTTAAGTTATCAAATTTAAGGAAACTTGGTATATCTGATTCACCACCTGCTTTCGGTGCGGGTTTGTGTTTTGGTTTATATGGGTTTTTTTTATCTGGTTTTTCCTTAGTACCAGGTTTAACTCTTGTAGGTGCAGTTTTTGTATCACCTGCTTTCGGTGCTGGTTTGTGTTTTGGTTTATATGGTGACTTCCTTTCAGGTTTAGAAGGAGTTTTAGTTGGGGTTTTTACAGGAGCCTCTTTAGTTCCTTGCTCCAATAATTCTTTCTTAGTCATAGTCGGTTTTTTGTAATTCTTAATCAAAGATACAATACTTTCTTCTATCTGACCAACTTTTCTTTCAAAAGATTCATTTTGTTTTTTAACATCTCTTACACAACGTTCAAATTTCTCTTTTTGTTTTTTAGTATATTCGTCTCTTTTTTTACCTTCCAAACCTAAAGAATCAGTACAAACAGCCCACGGATTATACTTACTTTTCTTTTTACCTTCAAACATACCTAATGTCGTAATAGGTGTTTTCATTTTGGTTGGTTTTTTGTTCGACAATTTCTTTTTACCTTCAAAAATACCCATACCATCATTAGCTTTCATATTATCAGATGGTCCACCTTCATTTCCTGGAGGATTTGGGTCTTCATAAGGGTCTATACCTGCCATTTTATTTAATGCCGCATCTTCACCTAATTCACCATCCATATCATCATCTTTAACAGGTTCAAACATTCTAACCAATGCTGAAAATTTTTCAGGGAAATAACTTCTAAGATACATTCTTTTTGCGTGGTCTACTAAACCTTCATAATCGGTTTGATACTCTTCCCAATCGTCCCAATAGAAATCAACTGCCGATTCAACTGCCGATTGGAAATCAGGAGAAAATGGACTTGGCATTGTATCAGGTTCTCCTAAATCTCGGTGTATTGATTGATTAAAGTAGTATTGGTCTGAACTTCCCCAATCTTCATTAAGTTCACCATCTTCCATAAGTTCACTCATATCTACCAGAGCTTTTTTAGCCGCATTTACATTATTAGCTATTTCTTGAGACTTTTTTAAGGCGTTCTGTTCTTTAATTACCTTTTTATGTAAAACATTAATCTGTTTTTCATCTAATTTTTTAAGAGTGGTTAATTTAAAACCCTCTTTTAGTAGTCCCATTATTTTATTTTTAGTGTTCATCTTCTATAAAACTTTTTTCGTAGGTTAATACGATATCTCTTTCGTAAATTTTATCTTCAACAGTTTTTACACTATCACCATAGTGAAAAACAAGTCTTGTGAATTTATCATCAACAATAGCTTCACTATCAACATCTTCCCAAGCTAAGGCTATGACACCATCAACTGAGTCATAAACTCCAAAGAAATCTGAGTTTTGAATTAAGTGTAGTTCAATACCTGAATTTCTTAGAACTCCTACCTTTTTTATATACTGAATATGGGGTGGTGTTGGGTTACCATTTGCTGGTTGTGCGTCCCAATCATCACCCCATACGCTATCCTCATCCGAAAAGATGAATTCGTATATATTATCACCCTTATAATTGGGTCCTAGTTCATTTACATAAACTAATTTCATAGTAACTCACCGTTTGGAGATACTTTAAATTGTTTACCGTCAGCTTCAAACACTAAATTATTTTTGTTAGTTTTACCTAAAAATTTAATGTTTTCATTTTCTTTAACTAAGAACTCAGAAGTTAATTCTTGCTCAATAGTCTCTGACAATCTTTTAATTTCTCTTTTTACTGTGATACCCTTAACTTTTTCAGTTAAGAACTTCTTTATTTTTTTAGATTCGGTAATTTGTTTTTCTTCTTCCGTAATAACAAAGTATTTTTCTAATACCTTATCTACTTTTGACTCACCAAATAATTCATCCACCATATGTTTCATAGAATCTCCTTCAGCCATTTCACCTTCAGGTTCTACCATACCCATATCTTCATTATCTAAATCTAAATCCAAATCTAAATCTTCCACATCAGCATCAACATCAATATCGACTTCTCCGTCCATTCCGTAATCAACCTCATCTTCCTCAAAATTATCTAAAATATCTTCTTTATCTTCCTCACTAAGTTTTTCCAACTTAACTGCCGATATAATTGAGTTTAATACATACTTGATATCTTCCGAAGATAAACCTTGATTTTTATCAAGCGTTCTAAGTTTTTGACCTAATTTTCCGGTTAGTTTTTGAATTGTTTTAAATGAACTTTCATCTTCGTCTTCATCATCACCCATAGGTTCTTCGATATCTAAATCCATATCCATCTCTTCTTCACCTGCCGGTTCTTCGATGTCTAAATTTAAATCCATATCCATCTCTTCTTCTCCTGCTGGTTCATCAACACCACCCAAATCTAAATCTAAATCCATTTCAGTATCCATTTCAGGTGTCGGAGTTTCTTCAGCTTCAGGTTTTGGAGTTTTAAGGACAAACTTTTTTTGTTCACCGATTAAGTTAACTCCCTCAACATTTTCATAAATTCTATTTAACTCACCAGCAAGTAAATTAATTTTCTTCATTGCTTGAGAATATGATTTATGATATTTTCTGTTTTTCATTGGTTCAATGTAATCCAATTCGGATTCATTGATTCCTTTCTTAACAATATATCCTGATTTTTCTTTTACAATACCATAGTAATTACCGTCCGCAAGTTGAATTGAATAATCCGCAACTGAAGAATTACTTTCGTTAATTTGAGAAGGTTTTGAACCATAGTTAGCAATTTCAAGAATTCTACTAATTTTTTCTTGTCCTTGTAACTTCTCACTACCTAAAGGTCTTAAATCTGCCATATCTTTATTATTTAATTTATTTTAATTAGCTATATAAACCATTACCGCCAAGTTTAACTGTTCCACATTGAATGGATTCTGTTCCATCTGCTTCAGTATAAATAGCGTGAGGTGTCTCAGTACTACCCGTATAAATTACGTATTCATTTGCTGTGCATGCTGTTATTGCCATAATAGTTTTTTATAATAAATATATCATAAGTTAAGAATTTCCATTTTTTCTTATCTTACAATATAATTATAGTTTATTTATTGAGATAATGAAAGACGGTCATCCATTAGTTGATTTTGAAAATCAAACAATTTTTGTATGTATCCGATTCTTCTTAAAAATTTAAAAACTAAATTCTCATAAGAATATTCACCCTCATTTTCTAGACCCGATTGTCTATATTTTTTTAATCTATCTTTTAATTTATCTAACTTTTCATTAGACTGTTCTAAATCTTCATCACCCGATTCAATATCCTCAATAACAGTGTCAATAATATCTTTCCACTGTTCCACTTTTTCTTTAATAATATCGTTATTAATTTCTACTTGTTCTTTTGATGGTTCAACCAACCACTCGTTATATAAAACAGAGTAAACACCTGTAGATATGTGTGGTTCGTTTGTGTCTTGCACATATAACTCAACTTCATAACCTTTTACTGTAATGTCGTGAGTAGAGTTAAATAATGTTTTCTTTAATTTAAATAAATCTTGAAATAACTTTTTCTCAGGTCCACTTTCATTAAAGTCATACATAATGTGTAAATCAATATCTGAGAATTCAGACCAGTTATAATTAGACAGAGAACCTGTCATTGTAATATCTTGAATAAAAATATCATAACCTAAAAATTCAATAAACTTGTCCGCGATTTCAATAAGACGCAAACGTATATCTTCCTTCATTTTTGCATCTGTAGGTGAATCAGGATTTTCCCATATTGTGGGGTTCAGTTCATCCTTAACATTAAAGCTAGATAATATCTTACCAAAGTTTTCCATACATTATAAATAGTATGAAAAATTACTTTGTGATTTTTTTATATTTGTATTTCTTAGAAATCTCCTTATTAAAGAAACTTCCCTGTGATTCAGCCATTCTGAATTTGGTGTAAACCTTATGAGGAACTTTCTCATATTCATATTCAACACCGTTTTTGAATGTTGCTATTAACTTTTCTTCACCCGTATCATAAACCGTCTTTTTAAGGTTTGACGATTCAATCTCGTTAATAATTAACTTACCTTCAATTTTTTCACTCTTAATTGCCATAACTTAGTTTTTTTGATAAGTATAAGTGTTTTTAAAAAATAAAAAACCCTACTTTTTGGAGGTAGGATTTCGGAGTTACTTGATGCTGGGTTAATCAAGGATATGAAAGGCGATAAATACAGTCTTTTTAGGATAACTCAAAGCTACCAAGAGAAGTACTAATAAAGAATTTTACATCATTGCCAATACATCTCCATTGATATGTTG